CGGCAGTCGATGACATCGACCTGGAAACATTCTATTTCTTCGTACCGAACCGGATAACCTGGGAGTATTGGGAGGACTTCATCACCGGCGCAGACGACGCCTTGAATGTCCCCACAATCGTCCCAGAAGACGCCGGAGTGAGCCAGGAAGTACTGCCGGGAAGTGTATTTGATCACTTCGGCATCCTGCCTCAGACATACACGGGATTCAGCTGCACACTGACCCTGTTCCCGATCACAGCGTACTTCACGATCTGGAATGAATGGTTCAGGGACCAGAACCTCCAGGAGCCATGGGTATGGCCACTGTCAACAAGCATAAACTCAGACCAGATAACACTGGAAACAACGGTAGCGACCGTATGGAACCAGGAGTGCCTCAGGGTCAACAAGCGACATGATTACTTCACGTCGAGCTTGCCCTGGGCACAAAAAGGAACCGCCGTACAACTGCCCCTAGGGACAGAGGCGCCCGTGTTTGTAGATTCAAGCATTACCACGGGAAACAGTGTCGCGGTCACCGTAGAAGGCACAACGACACACAGACAGGTAGTAAGTGCCGCAGCAGGACTGGGCACAACCTGGGGAGCGGCGAGCTCGAGCGGCCAAACGCCGCAACTGTATGCGGACCTCTCGGCCGCAACAGCAAGCACCATCAACGCAATCAGACTTGCGTTCCAGACACAGAAACTGCTGGAAAGGGATGCAAGAGGGGGAAGCCGATATGTGGAGCAATTACTTGCGCATTTTGGAGTCCGTGCGCCGGACTTTAGACTCCAAAGGCCGGAGTACCTGGGGGGCTCAAAGATCCCCATCACCGTCAATCCAATTGCGCAAACCGCAGCCTACGGAGCGGAACCAGACCCCACAACCGAAAGCAATCTCGGAAACCTCGGCGCAGAAATGCACGCCTCGGGAAGCAAAAGGACGTTCACCTACAGTGCAACGGAACACGGATACATCATCGGACTCGCGACTGTACGCGCCACACCGACGTATCAACAAGGAACAAGAAGGCACTGGAAGCGAACAACACGACTGGACTACTACTTCCCAGTGTTTTCACACCTGGGAGAGCAGGCAGTTGGAACTTCAGAAATCTATACAAGCACGGCGGGAACGTACAGCAACGCAACCTGGGGATACCAGGAAAGACATGCCGAGTATCGATACACCCCGAACGAAATAACCGGAGTACTGCGAAGCACAGCGGCCCTGCCGCTGGACTGGTGGCATTACGCGGAAGAGTTCGGAGCGGAACCGGCACTGAATGCCGCGTTCATCACCGACAAGACCAAGGAAACGCTCGCCAGGAGCCTGGCAATAGACACCGCAACGAGCGAACAATGGAGCGCGCAGATCATCATGGATATCCTGCACGATTCAACAGTGGCCCGACTGATGCCGGCGTACGCGGTACCCGGACTCATCGACCACTTCTAACCATGAACTGGGACAAGCAAACACGCAGCTTCAAACGCTGCGTCTTAACGACCTTGGGATTCAAAGAGATATACGTCCACTACAAATGGGACCAATTCCAAGAACACAGCCGCAAGGCAATACTTGAAGAACTCGAACGGAGAAAAGCATGGACCCGATCATAGGCGGAGCCTTAATAGGCGGAGGATTCAACCTCCTGGGCGGCCTGCTCGGAAGCAGCGCCCAAAGCAAAGCCAACAAAATGAACTACAAGATCAATCGAGAAAACCGCGATTGGTCAGAACGAATGTCAAACACGGAATGGCAACGAGGCGTACAAGACATGAAAGCCGCGGGATTAAACCCGATGCTGGCATTCAGCCAGGGAGGCGCAAGCACGCCCGGAAACAGCGCGGCAACCGTCATACCAGAGGACGCCGCCGCAAAGGGAGTAAGCAGCGCAGGACAAGCAGCAATCATCGCCGCACAGCAACTAGCAAACGTGGAGCTTACGAAAGCCACCACAAAGAAAACCCTAGAGGAAGCCAAAACCGCTGGCGTCACCAGCGGAAACGCCGAGGACCGGCAACAAGCAGAGATAGCGGAAATCAGGAACCGAACCATCGGAATCACCGCAAGCTCACAGCTCAACGACAAGGAACGAGAACGCCTCGACCAACTGATTCCACTCATGGTCGCCAACCAGAAGGAACAAAACCGCCTGATCACCAATCAGGCAAACACCGCAGGAAGCGAAGCGAAAATCCGCGAAGCGCAAGTCCCAAGCGCGGAAGCAGAAGCAGAAATGTGGAAAAAGATGGCAGGCCCCGGCGTCGACGTCGGGACACTGACCAAACTCATCATCCTCATCAGGAGCATCGTCAAATGAGCATATGGAAGAAGAACAAGGCAAAAGCCGTGTACCGGAACACCGACCCCACGCTCACCGACCAATCGGGAGCAAGGGACACAGACATCAACGTAATCGTCGGACAGTTCCTCAAACACGGGCAGGTCATGGGAGGGGCCAAGAAACCCATGTTCGGACAGGACTACAGCGAACTGCCCAGGGACTTAAGAGGGTTCATCGAGATGGGCAAAGACCTAGAAACCCACAGACGTAACCTCCCGGAACAACTCCAGGGGATCAAAACGCAGGACCTCCTGGCATTGACGCCAGAACAACTGAAGAACATACTCACCCCGCCACAACCAGTGGCGCCGAAGGAAGAACCGAAGTGAAAATATATGCGCTAAGGGACAGGATGATCGATTACTACCTGGTCCCATTCGCAGCCAGGGAAACCAAGGAGGTCCTGGCAGGAGTCTCAGTTGCAATCAACCGTGAGGGAAATCTAGATGCCATCGCACAAACGCCCCACCACTTCGAAATCTGGCAGCTCGGGGAGGTCGACGAAGAAGGACATATCCACAAGCACAGGGAGTTCATCACCACCTGTGACGCCCTCGTTCGTCCTCGACGGGAGGCCTCCCCAGACGAATACAGAGCGGCTAAGAGCGGAGAAGCTACTGGAGGCGGCCCGTAAACGCTGGGCAGAACTATCACGCCTCCAAGAGCCCCAGAATCGCTTAAAACGCACGGAGCATCGTCAGAGACTGTACCGAGAGGCCCGGCGAATCAGGGAGTGCCAGGACTACCTGAAGGAGCTTGAGGGGGAAAGCTGACACGAGGTGTCAGCTACACCAACAATATCAAGATAAGTGTTGGTGTATAAGGGGGCCGCAAGGGCCCCCTTTTTAAGGGCTTGACAAATCCAAAGGAGCTGACAGCCATGGCAAGACGAAACATGAGTTACAAAAAACATGCGCGCAAATTTAACAAGGGACGCGCGCGAGGAAAGGCGATAAACAGCCCCTCGCACATCATGCGAGGCGGCTTTCGCCTGTGAGCTGTGAGCATCCGCTCACAGCATGGAAACCGGTCCAGGGAGGACCGGTAAAGCTGGGTACGTACACGCCCAAGGACGGGCGAGCGTACCAGCAAATAGAACTCCCGTGCGGGAGCTGCATACTCTGCAGAGAAGAACAAGCCCGGCAATGGGCCGTGCGAATAACACATGAAGCACAACTTCATGACGATAACTGTTTCATAACGCTGACATACAGCGATGAAAACCTACCCGCACACGGGAGCCTCAATTACAAAGGAGACATGCAGAAGTTCTGGAAGAGACTTCGAAAGAAGATGGGGAAACTATCGTATTTCGCCGTCGGCGAATACGGAGATAACACGCAAAGACCTCATTACCATGCGTGCGTGTTCGGACATGCGTTCATCGACGAACGCATAATAATAAGAGAACAACCCACATTACTGTGGACCCAGGAACAGCTACGCCAGGCCTGGGGAAAAGGAAACGTGAGCGTCGGAGCGCTCACGTATGACACGGCGGCTTACACCGCCGGATATGTCACCAAGAAAATTGGAAAAGAACGCCGGTATACCAGGGTAGATCCCCTGACCGGCGAACTGATAGAAGTAGAGCAGCCTCGCGCATACATGAGCCTGAATCCCGCGATAGGTCGCGGGTGGCTCGAAAAGTACGGCAAACAGGTCTACGACCAGGACCGCGTGATCATTGGCGGCAAGCCTACAAAGCCGCCGAAATATTACGACCAGTGGCTCGGCAAAAGGAATGAAGAGAAACTGAAGAAAATACAAGAGAGCAGAAAGAGCAAGGCAAGGAAGTTAAGCAAAGAGCAGACGCGCGCGCGCGCGCGAAACGCGCACGCACGCGCGAAGAGCAGGAGTAAGAGCATCTAGCGCGACGCGTGCCGGGGGCACTCGCGCTAGACGCAGAAGAAGAACACCGCCCACGAGGTTACCCCCTTCGGGGATAACCTGGGGACGGTGTAAAGATAAGACCGTGAACGGAAATTAATAGAGGAAGAGAAAATGTATAGGAATAAAACAGCAAGGCAACACAACTTCGCAATCGTTCCTACGGCGGATATACCGCGTAGCAAATTTGCGATGAGGCAGACACGTAAGCAAGCATTCGATGCGTCTGACCTGGTACCAGTAATGTGTGAAGAGGTGCTGCCAGGAGACGTATGGCAGCACAAGGAAAGCATCATGGCGCGCCTGGCGACGCCAATAGCACCGGCAGTCGATGACATCGACCTGGAAACATTCTATTTCTTCGTACCGAACCGGAT